CTCCGTCAAGAGATGGCAGAGCTTCGCGCCATGATCGCTGAAAGCAACGAGAAGAAAGTGGGACGCCCACGGAAAGAAACGGCTGAAACATGACCCTACTTCAACTGATACAACAAGTTTGCGATGAACTCGCAATCAATCGCCCTGCTCTCGTAGTAGGAACGACTGACCCGCAGACCCGCCAAATGTCTGCGCTGTTGTATCGGTTGGGTAACGATCTAATCAAGCAATTCGAGTGGCAACGGCTGAATAAAGAGTACATCCTACAGACCGTCGCCTACTCTCGCACAGGAACAACCGTCCAAGGCTCCAACGTAGTCACAGGACTAGACACAACCGGACTCTCTACGCAGTTCGGATTGGCTGGCGTAGGTATTGAGCCATTCGCACAGATTACGAGCGTAGACAACGCCACGCAGGTGACAATGAACATGCCCGCCACGGCTTCGGGAACTGTGACGCTGCAACTCTCCCAAGTGCAATACAACCTCCCGTCCGATTGGGATAGGGAGATCCCGCAGACTGAATGGGACAGAACAAACCGATGGCCTCTCATGGGGCCACAATCCGCGCAGGATTGGCAGTCGTTTAAATCCGGCATTGTCTACGCTGGTCCTCGTGAGCGATTCCGCATCATTGGCAACACCTACGCGATAAACCCACCTCCTCCTAATGGGCTGGTTTTTGGTTTTGAGTACATCTCTAAAGCGTGGATTTACTCACCGTTAGGCGTGGCCCTTACTTCGTTTGGGTCAGACAGCGACACGTTTATTTTCACTGATAGCTTGCTGATTACGGGCCTTAAGACACAATGGAAACAGGCGAAAGGTCTAGACGCAAGTTTCGACTTGGCAGAGTTTAGAAGCCTGCTTGAGAGCAACAAGGCACAGGACAAGAGCTATCCGAAGTTGTCCCTATCTCCAATGAATAGCTCTGTATTGCTAACCACAATGAACCTGCCCGATGGAAATTGGCCGGGGTGACGCATGGACAAAAAAGCCCTAATCCAAGCACTGCGCGACACAGCGCAAAGCGCGTCTAACTCCATCGCTGGGAATGTGTCTGTACCTGTTGACGCAACGGCGTGGGCTTTGCGCAAGTCTGGTATGGACATTAAAAAGCCCGTAGGCGGCGAAGAATGGATGGAAGATGTAGGCTTAACCGCACCAGTGCAAAAAGGCTACCCCAAAATGATCGGTGAAGTAATCGGCGGAATTGCACCATTAGCATTCGCAAAGGGCGTTAAATGAAAGCCTCGGCTACATCAATCCCGGCGTGCGTTGGGGGCCTCAATGATCGCGAATCCATCGCAGACATGCCACCAAGCGATGCGGTTGTCCTTGAGAACTGGTGGCCCTACCCTTCCTATGTTGGAATCCGCAAAGGCTCTGCAAGTCACGTTACTGGACTACCCGCAACGGTTGAAACCCTAGTCGAGTATCTTCCCACAACTGGCGGCTCTGTCTTGTTCGCAGCGGCTGGCACTTCAATTTACAACGTGACCACAGCAGGGGCGGTGGGTGCTGCGGTGCAGACTGGATTGGCAAACGCTCGATGGGAACATGCCCAAATCACGACTCCGGGCGGTTCGTTCCTTTATCTGGTAAACGGACTAGACAACCCACGACTCTGGAATGGCACGGCATGGACAGCCATAACTGGCGCTTCTAGCCCTGCAATAACTGGAGTGACTACTACCCTATTGGCTCACGCGCAGCTATTCAAAAACCGCCTATTTTTTGTCGAGAAGAACTCGATGCGGGTTTGGTATCTGCCCGTCAACTCCGTGGGCGGTGCTGCATCTCAGCTTGATCTAGGCTCTGTTTTCCGTCTTGGTGGTTCTATTCAGGCTTGCTACACATGGACGATTGACGCGGGTTCTGGATCGGATGACCATTTTGTCATTCTGTCAACCAATGGCGAAGTGGCGGTTTACTCTGGTGCTGACCCTTCCAGCGCGGCGGATTGGCGTCTAGTCGGTGTATTTACACTTGGAAGACCTATCGGGCGGCGTTGCGGCATTAAGTACGGCGGCGACTTGGCTATTAACTGCATGGAGGGTGTATTCCCTCTTGGCAAGGGGCTTTTGTCTGCGTCGGTAGATAGGCGAGTTGCATTGTCTGACAAGATTCAGAACTCTGTCAGCGTTGCGGCAAACTCCTATGCTGGCAACTACGGCTGGCAACTTTGCCAATATCCTGACAACAACATGCTGATATTGAACATCCCCGCAGGTAACGGGATGAATTTTCAGTACGCACAAAACACGCTTACAGGCGCATGGACTAAGTTCACGGGCTGGAATGCGAGTGTGTGGCTTAACGCTGCAACTGGGCTTTATTATGGGGACGGTGACTCCATCAAAAAGGCATGGGTTGGAAACCTTGATTTAACCATTCCGATTCAGGCCGATGTACTCCCTGCTTTTAGCTATTTTGGCAACAAAGCGAGAAATAAGTATTTCACGATGGTTCGCCCTTACCTGCAAAGCTCTGGCACTCCGTCGGTTCTATATGGCCTAAATACTGACTTTAATCTGTCAGAGCCTCAAGGCGCATTATCTTTCACTGCCCCCACTGGTATGGTTTGGGGTTCTATGATTTGGGGTTCTATGGTATGGGGCGGTGGCCTTACTCCGATTACCGCATGGCAAACCGTAGGCGCTGTTTGCAACTCTGCGGCTGTTCGGCTGAAAATACAAAACAACGGCGCAGAAGTTAGGTTCTCAAATATGGATTACCTCTACCAACAAGGACAAAGCGTGCTTTGATAGTCTTCGGCAATGACGTTACTTTTGATGCCGAGCTAGTCGGCCCTTGGGTATCTGCCAAGACTGGAGGCCATTGGTCAAGCGGTAGAGGGTCAGCGATTGGAAGACTAAAAGACGGTGAGCTAGTGGCGGGGGTTCTATATGAGGACTTCACAAAGGCAAATATTGTTTGCCATATCGCAGGGAATGAGGGATGGGCAACTAGGGGGTTTTTAGGGTTGATTTTTGATTACCCTTTTAATCAACTAGGCGTAGACAGAATAACTGCACCAGTTCACAGCGACAACGTTAAAAGCAGGTTGTTAATGAATAGATTAGGCTTTACACTTGAGGCAACGCTTGCCAAGGCTATCCCTCAAGGCGATTTACTTTTATACCGGATGTTCAAGTCCGAATGTAGATTTTTAGGGGATAAATATCATGGGTAAACAAAGCGCTCCAGCCGCACCAGACTACACAGGCGCAGCAGAAAAGACCGCAGCGGGAAACCTTGAAGCGGCTAAATACGCTACCCGCGCCAATCGCGTCAATCAATACACTCCCTACGGAAACCTGACCTACAACGAAAAAGGCGATGGTACTTGGGAGCAAACCCAGACGCTAACCCCGCAAGCGCAAGCCACACTTGACAAACAAATGGCGCTATCGGACAAATACGCCGATACAGCTAGCACGGGTTTTGATAAGGTGCAGGGGCTGTTGTCCAATCCTGAATTGGATATGTCACAGCTACCATCTAGGGCGATGAACGTAGGCCAGACCGCGCAAGACGCGATGATGTCGCGCCTACAGCCACAGCTTGCCCAACAAGAGGAGGCACTACGGACCCGCATGGCTAATCAGGGCATAACCCTTGGGTCAGACGCTTACGGTAAGGAAATGACCGCGCAGGGCCAGCGTGCTAACGACCTGCAACTACAAGCTGCTCTACAAGGCATAAACCTAGACCAAGCAAACCGCGCAAGTGCTTTGCAGGAACAGGCATACATCCAAGACCGCCCTCTTAACCTAGTAAACGCCCTACGCTCAGGCGCTCAAGTTCAATCGCCACAATTCCAAGGGTACGCACAACAAGGCCAGACCCAAGGCGCTAACTACATGGGCGCAACCCAAGCGCAATACCAAGCAGACCTAGACAACGTAAATGCAAACAATGCACAAACAAGCGCAATTGCGCAAGGTTTGTTTGGGGTTGGAATGGCTGCTGCGGGAATGCCGGGCGCTGGTGGCTCAATCTTGCAAGGCGCGAAAGGATTGTTCCGATGAACTACGACGAACAAGAAAAAGCCATAGCCCAACAACGGGCAAGGTATTTGCAACAGCAAAACCAACAAGCCCCAGAGGGCCGCATAGTCGGTGGGCGCTATGTCGCAGCTAACCCGCTGGAATACCTAGCGGCTGGCCTTCGTGGTTATGGTGGCTTCAAAGGTGAGCAACAAGCAAACCAAGAGCTAACAGATTTGCAAGGCAAGAAACAGCAAGCCATGCAAGGCGATATGAGCGCCATGCTGTCAGCTTTGCGCGGAACACCTGAAAAGACGATTAGCGCACCATCGCCATTTGACACACAGGGCGCAGGTCAGTTCACCATGCCAGCACAAGCAGGAAGCATGGATAAGTTCTATGAAACTGCGGCGGCTTCGCAATTCCCACAATTCCAACAAATGGGAATGCAGGGAGCGATTAGCTCTGCACAGCAACAAGCGCAGGCTGCGCAAAAAGCGCAAGAACAACAGAGAATGATGAGCATTCTGCAAAGCATGGGGCCACAAGAAGCCGTTGCTGCTGGTGTACCGCCAGAAATGGTTAAAAACTACCATGAATCGCGCAACTTTGGACGAGATAAGGTGTCTTTTGTTGACACTGGCGGCGCGTTCACTCCAAAAACAGAATACGGTGATGTACCTGCAAACGTTGCCCCTATACAAAAGACTGGCGATCCGTTTTCTAGTCTTTTGGTTCGTGGTGCTGATGGCAAATTAATTGCTAATGAGCCATTGGTAGGGGCTAAGTCTCGCGTTGCATCGGCTGGCGCAGCTAAGACTAACGTTAGCGTCAATATGCCTGACAAGAAATTCTATGAAGGACTTGGCACTGCTGTATCTGGTCAAATAGAGAAGGGTTTTGACCAAGCGCAATCTGCTGTTCAAACCTTGAATAATGCAAACCAGATTAGCCAGAGCCTAAGCAATGCGCTTGTTGGCCCATTGGCAAATCAACGTCTTACACTGGCCCAAATTGGTCAAACTCTTGGAGTGGCTGGAAAAGACTCTACAGAGATATTGCAGAACACTCGCAACGTTATCCAAGGGCTTGCGCGTCAAGAACTGTCTGCGGCTGGTCAAATGAAGGGCCAAGGTCAAATCACAGAAAGCGAACGCGCTATTTTGCGTAAGGCAGAAGCCGGACAGATTAACGAATTTACCAAGCCAGAGCTTGAAACTTTCCTTGCTGCAATTCGTAAAACGGCTCGTTCTCGCATTGCAACGCATGAGCGCAATTTGCAAAATTTGGGAACAGATCCGCAAGCAGCAACCATCTTGCCTTACTTGCAGATTCAAGCCCCTGAAGATAGCGGAGGACAGCCAGCAACGCCATCAACAGGAATGCCAACAGGCTTTAAGGTGGTACGCTAATGCCAATCTACAAAGTACAAGCCCCAGACGGATCAATTCTCAAGATTGAAGGACCAGAAGGTGCTACTGATGAACAGCTAATACAAGCTGCAACCGCTGCATTTTCAAGCGGTAGAGAAGAAAGACGCGCAGCCCAGTTGGAAGCAGACCGCGCAACCTATGATCCAACTATAGGCATGAGTGGTACGGATAAGTTTCTTGCAGGCACTGGCAAGGCATTTGCTGATATTGGTAGAGGTGTAAGGCAATATCTACCGCAGTCTATGGGCGGCTTGTCTAATGAGCAGGTTGCAGAGTCTCGTGCACTTGATGCGCCCTTAATGAAAACTGGCGCGGGTGTAGCTGGTAACATTTTTGGAAACGTTGCCCTAGCTGCCCCCGCTGCAATGATTCCCGGCGCTGCATCAATTCCCGGCTCTGCTGCTGTTGGTGGCGTTTATGGAGCAATGCAGCCCGGTACAAGCACATCAGAACGACTAAAGAACGTTGCTATAGGTGGCGCGGCTGGCGCTGCTGTACCTGCTGCTATTCGTGCTGCACAAATTGGTAGATCATTTGTAGACCCTTTGTACGAGGGTGGACGCAATGCCATTATGGGGCGCACACTTCGCACGGCTTCTGGTGGCAATGCTGATGAAGTAGTGAGAAACCTACAGGGCGCACAAGAGCTAGTTCCGGGTTCAATGCCTACAGCCGCCGAAGCTGCAAACAACCCCGGAATTGCCGCACTACAGCGCACAGCTACAGCCGCAGATTCGGTGGCAATGAAGCAGGTTTTTGATAGGCAAGCAGCCAACAATGCGGCTCGGATAGAGGCGCTTCGTAACTTGGCTGGCGACAAAACAGCAAAAGAATCAGCCCTACAAGCACGACAAGGCGCGGCAGAAGTTGCCTATAGCCGTGCGCGTAATTCTGATTTAATGCGCCGCGAGCTTGCCATTCAAGACCAGATCGCAAAAGACGCTAAATATGCTGGCCTTGGGTCATTGGCTAATGCTCCTGTACGAACAGAAGCACAATCAGCAGCAATGGCTATCCGTCCTACGAAGGCGCTAGAGGACTTGGCAAAACGACCATCATTTGCCGGGTTTATTAACGATGCAAAGCGCATGGCTGCTGATAAAGGCGTTGATATTGGAAACCCGCTAACCTCTATTGATGGACTGCACTATCTCAAACTAGCAATTGATGACGCGCTAGAGCCTAGCGCAACCAACGCATTGGGGCGCAATGCAAAGTCTGCTTTGATGGATATGAAAACCACTCTCACTAAAGAGATGGACGCCATATCCCCTGTTTACGGAGCTTCACGCGAAGCCTATCAACAAGCCTCCCGCCCGATCAATCAAATGGCGGTTGGTGAAGAATTGATGGGAGCCGTTGACCCATTAACCGGAAAGATTCGGCCATCGCAATTTGCGCGGAAACTCAGCGATCAAACAGCACAGACAGCTACAGGGTTTAAAGGTGCAACACTAGAAAACACCTTAGAGCCTTCGCAACTTCAATCAATGAATGCGCTTCGTGATGATTTAGCTAGGTCTAATTTTGCTGATACCGCAGGCCGTGGCGTAGGTTCAGACACTGTGCAAAAAATGGCGTTTAGCAACATGATGCAGCAAAGCGGCTTGCCTTCAATGCTTACTGGTTTTGCGCCACTTGGAGTAGTTGGAAACCTTGCGCAAAAAGCAGGGCAAGTGGTTTACCGTGACGCTAACGAGCGCATGGCGGCGCAATTGGCTCAAAGTCTGCTAGACCCGCAACAAGCAGCGCAATTAATGGAAGCTGGAATGGTTACGCCACAAATGCAACAATTAGTGCAAGGATTACGCAGGGGCGGTGCCGCTATTGGAGCTTCAGCGCCCGGACTTATTCAGGCGAATCAGCAATAACCGTTTTAGCCAGCATTCAGGAAAATGACGCGCAAACATGACCCGAATGAAATACAAGAAACAAAGAATTAGAGCCGCT